CGCAACGACAGGCGTTCCAAGGTGCCCATCCTCTTCGAGCGCACCTTCGAGGACGGTAACCGCTACGGCGGGGATATCACGTTCTGCCGCAAATGGCGGGCCACCGGCGGCAAGGTCTTCGCTGCCTATGAAATGCGTTTAGGGCACACGGCCAAGACGATCATCACGGACAGCCTGGGGGCAGCTCTTAGGCGCCAGCGGGGGAGCACGCTGCGGTATGTCGCGGATAAGATACGGCAGGGCAGTGAAGACATCGCGCTTCTGAGCGAGGCCCTCAGACACCTGGGGAACCCTTATGGGGCGTCCGAAGACGTGTTGATTCTAGCGGTCTTGATGGCCCGTAAGGCGGACGGCCCGATCCTCGAGATCGGCAGCGGGCTTTCCACAATCCTGATGGCCGCGGCGGTGCCGGAGCAGACGGTCTATTGCATCGAGCACGATCCGGGCTGGGCCGAACGACTGAAGTCCATGGCCTACTCGGCTGGTACGACCAATATCGCGCTCTGCACGCAGCCTATCCGCGATGGCTGGTATGACCTGTCGGACATCGAATTGCCGTCGCGCTTTGCGCTCGCACTGGTCGATGGCCCGCCGCGCAACCTAGGCAGCCGCATGCCCTTCTACGAGCGCCTGGCTGGGTCTTGCGAGACCATCATCGCCGACGACGCGGATGATCCAGGCTACGCCGAGGCCATCCAGACATGGGCCAGCCAGAACGGCCGCATGGTCGATTTCGTGGACCAGCGCGCGGCCCTCATTCGATTGCAAGACGAGAAGGAGAAAGCAGCATGAGCTACGTCAGAAGGCGCTACCGCGTGGTGGACGGCAAGCTGAAGAAGGTCTGGAACGGCACGAACGAACCCGGCTGGTTCAAGGTCAAGGCCGATGCCTGGGCGGCGGCGGCGGTACCGCAAGAGCCGCATCCCACGGCGCCAACGGAGAAGGTCGCCGAGGGCACACCCGCCGCCGACTACGAGACCTGGAAGGCGCCGCAGCTTCGCGCCGAGATCAAGGTCCGCACCGGCAAGGGTCCGAAAGTGGGCACCGAGTCAAGCAAGGTCGCGATGATCGAGAAATTGCGGGGCCTGGACGCTGCCGCATGAGCGATCTCGGTACCATGATCGCGCGCATCAACGACGAGTTGGCGCTTCCGATGGTTGCGGCGCGCATCCCCAATGCCATCCAGGCGGCGATCCGCTACTACGAGTCCGAGCGGCTCTGGTTTAACGAGGGGGAATCCACGGCCAGCACGGTAGCGAGTCAGCAGGCTTATGCCATGCCGACCGACTTCCTGGAGCCGGATGTGCTCACCATCACCTATACGACCGATAACATCCGCTTCACGCTCAAGCGGCGCCCCTGGTCGTGGATGCGCCTGCACCAGATCGATCCGGATACTACCTCGCGCCCCCGTGATTGGTCGTACTACGCGGACCAGATCTGGCTCTATCCGATCCCGGATCAGGTCTACACGCTCACGATGTCGCATCTGAAACGCTTGGCGGCGCTCTCGGCCTTTGCCGATACCAACGAGTGGATGACACACGGCGAGGAACTGATTCGCACCCGTGCCGAGTGGGATCTGCTGTTCCATACGGCGAAAAACTACAAGGCCGCGGAGGCCTTGGAGCGGGCGGTCGAAAAAGCGCTCTCCAATCTGCGCGGCAAGTCGTCACAGAAGATTTCGACCGGAAAGCTGAGCTTCGACGACGGGCTCATGACGAGCCGCGGCAACTATCAGATTCTCTACCAATAATTGGGAATGAGCTTGCGCCTCATCCAGGTCCGGGAATGTGACGGGCAGTGCTGCAAGTTCTCCCGCCCGGCCCTGGCCGTGAAGCGGGCCTTTTCATGTCTGGAGATAAGCTGATGCCTAAATTCGACCAGGATGCCGTAGACGAGGTTGTGCGGATTTTACAGCCGCAGATTGACGAGTTAAAGGCTCGGCCCGCTGGGAAGCAGCCAGTGAAATACGTTGTCATTTACAATGACGGCTCGACTGATACCTTTGATCTCGTGCTTGTGGTTTAACGGGCTGTGCTCCCCATGCCGTCCATTATCACCGCAGAGACAACGGCCGGAGATACCACGTGGCATCTGCTGGACACGGCACATGCGGACTACGCGACTGCCATCACATTGATGACGACATGGCTATCAGAGACACACCCGACTGATCCGCTAATTCAACGTGCTGCTGGTGTGAACCGAGAGCTTGTGAAGGCTATTGGTCGAGGTGACGCTGACCGTGAAGGCACAGTCCTTGCGACTGAGGGCGAGGGGGATGTTCTTTTACAGCTTTATGATTTTGGCGAGCATGAATTGATGCGAGCGCTTCTCGGTCTGACCGGAGTGACGGTCCGGTATGTTCGCCCGAAGCAGGGATCAGATTACGGCGATAACAGCGGCAAGTCCTATGGGGATGCTTTTAACGGTATCGAGAGCACGACATTTGCAGCGAGTGGGGTTTATTACCTCTGTGGTTTTCATATGCCTACCTGGACGAACACTTCTTCCATTGCTTTTAAGGGACTGCTTGCACTCAGTAGCGGTATCTCCAGTGCCCGCACCACATTACGCGGTGATTTGAAGCGTCATCCCGGAGTGATAGATAACGGCCACTTTGAGACATTTGCCACTTGGAGTGACGAGACGGGCGGGGTTTGGTCTGCGGAAATTCCTGTTGATTACGTGGGAAATTATTGGTTCGAGAACCCTTCGTATAACAGTGTCGGGGTTCTTTTAACCAGGGCTTCCACACAGTCGGAGATGGAGAGCACGCCAGGCAGTCAGTGGTCGGACAACTATAGCGGCTCCCAGGGGGGCGTGCAGACGATCTACATCCATACCACGGACGGCCTTACCCCGTCTGCCCGTATCGTATGGCCGTTGTGGGGCTACCGGATCGACTACAGGAATCTCTCTCACATCGACATTATCGGCCTTGAGTGGCGTCACTGGAATCCGAATTGGGGTAATGTCACCACGGATACCGATGAGACGGTAACGGATGCTAGTTGGATCGACAGCACCTTCATCTGGTCCCCGCGCCTGAGAATGTTCGATATCGTAAAAGGATCGCAGAATTTACTCTGGGACAATTGTGAGATTGCTTATTCCGGCAACGGGATTTATCTCGTTTCTACAACGTCGAACATGAACATTGTTGATAATTTTACGGTGAGGAACTGTCGTCTGCACGATTTCAGCAATGCCATAAAGGGCAACCTATTACAGCATGATAGTCATTGCGTGGGCTGTCAAGGTGGCACGAATGGTGTGATCTCGGGTAATAGGATGTGGAACTCGGACGTTCCTATGGACCTTTATGTTTTCAGGGAAACTGGGCCAGATTGGCACCAAGCCCAGAACAACATCCTCATTGAGGATAATGTGATCTTTGGCCCCCACGGCGAGAGCATCTTTCCCAACAGTGTGGGGATCAAGATGGAAGGGGACAACGACTATATCGGAGAAACGCCCGGGATGGATCAAAACATCACGGTCCAGAATAATCGCGTCTTTGGTGGTTTTGACTGGGGGATGCAGAACACGCGAGATGGACAGATTAAGTTTTTGAACAACGATGTCAGGGATTGTGACGTGGGCTTCCGTTCCGACAAGGACTATACGGAAGACACCAAGCGATATGGCTCAAGCTGCACGCTGGACGGAAACTTTTTCAGTGATTGCGATAAGTTTATCAAGAACCAGACGGCGGCTTCTGAATCCGATCCCGGATCGAAGATTGTAAGCGATAACAACACTTTTGAGTTGCGCGACGATCAATCTGCCTCGGATTTGCTTTTTGAGTGGAAGGCGGCTGACCAGAGCTTTGCTACCTGGAAGGCAAATTCGCATACGGGGGCGATCTTCGATCCCAACTCGGTGATGTCGTAATGGCGACGATAACCTTTTCCCTTAGTTCAACTTGCGCTGGAACGAACCATTATGACGTGACGGTTCATCTTGGCGCGCAGTCGACTACGTTTTCAGTCTCGCATAAGAACGACTTCGAGCCCATGACTGGCGCGGAAAAGAAGCAATTCGCGAAGGATTTAGTACGGTTTCTTGTCGGGGAGTTGGTGGACCGTGGTGTAACGAACGTAAGAACAAAACTGGCAGCGGCTTCGCTGACGTTGGAGATTTAGATGGCGTTTCAGGTCATACCTGGTGGAATGTACCTACCCATGATTAGTCGTGTTGCTTCTCAGTCGTTGCAAAACTTTCTTCTTGACGCGGCGAGTGAAAAGGCAGCAGGGGTCTTCCAGGCGCCAAAAGACGGAACCATTAACAAAGTTGGGTTTCTAGCGAGGACGGTAACGACCGGAGATACTGTGGACGTGCGTTTGGAGACCGTCAGCGACGCGAATGGAGACCCTACGGGCACGCTCTTAGATACGAACACCAACGCCTCTCAAGTCATTGGCAGTGGCGATGATAATACTTGGTTCCTAACAACACTTACTGCGGGGGCGGCAGTTAGCAAGGGAGATAAGATTGCGGTCGTGATCGTGAACGGGGCCGCACCAGGCGACTTGAATATTGGCGTGATCAGTGCGGGCAACCAGAATTTTCCTTACCCTGATCATTTTACGGCCGCCTGGGCAAAGAATAATGGACGGAGCCCCGTATTTGCGCTCGAATATTCTGACGGAAGTTACGCGATTGCCGATGGGGTTTTCCCTGTTTCGGCAAAATCCAACGAGACTCTTGCATCAAATACTACGCCGGACGAGAGGGGCCTTAAATTCAAACTTCCTATTCCGTTTCGCGTGACGAAGTGCTGGTTCGAGATTGATCCGAACGATAATTTCGATGTGGTGCTTTACGACAGCGATGACTCGGTTCTGGAAACATATAGTTTTGACAAGGATATTTCAGCGACCAGCAATATTATAACTACTCGTATAACATTTGCGTCCCCGCACGAACTTCTCGAGGATACTTTTTATCGTATCACCATCAAGCCAAGTACGACGACCTTGGTTACATTGGGTGAGTTTGATGTTGACACTGCCGCGATCATGGACTCGTTTGATGGTGGTCAAGATTTTCATCATACCTCGCGTACCGATGGTGGGGCTTGGACCGATACCACAACCAAGCGTCCCCTTATGGGACTGTTAATTGACGCTTTCGATGATGGCGTAGGTGGCGGCGCAGCTAGCATTCTCTCAGGAGGGTTTGGGCTATGAAAATTCCGGCTGGGTCTACAGACGTCTCGCTTTTCGTGTACTTCGTTGATGACGTGGGTGGCACCAATCCCGGTGAGCCAACAACGGGGCTGTTATTCAGTGATATAGAGACAGGCGGGTCAGCCTCATATGCTCGACAAGGCGCGGCACGGGTAGATTTGGAGCTGATAACCCTTGCATCGGCTAGTGCTGCCCATGCAGACGGTGGATTTATTCTTTTAGACAACACGAGTATGCCGGGAGTATATCGTGTCGATTATCCCGATGCTGCTTTCGTCGTTGGTGTTGAAATGGCGGTGATCCAACTCGTAGCGGCGTCTGCCAAAAATACAATAATGCGGCCTTTATGGATAGACCTTGAAACTGTTCAAGCTGATTTAGACAATGCTACGGACGGTCTCGGAGCGCTGAAAGCGCTGATTGATGCAATCCCGACCACGGCAATGCGGGGCACGGACAATGCGTTGCTTGCAGCGTCTATCAACCTTACAGGTGGCGCGGTCGATACGGTTACGACGCTCACCGGCAAGCAGGGCTTCAACGCCATGGTCGATACCACGGTGGCGACGGTTAACAGTCAGACCGACTTTGACTTGACGGCTGGTTCCGGCGACGACGACGCTTACAACGATGCAGTGGTTGTATTTGAGGATGCAGACGGCGATCAGTCCTTCCGGCGCGTCACAAATTACACTGCGGCCAGCAACAATATAGTGATTGACGCGGCCCCTGATTTTACCGTGGTCGCCACAGACCCGGTTCGTATCTATCCGGCGGCAGTGACTCCCACGGCTGCGGTGATTGCTGATGCGATTTGGGACGAGGCAACAGCGGATCATATTACGGTTGGCACTTTCGGTCAGCGTCTTTCGACGCTTGAAAGCGGCACGGCGGTAGCGGCCACAGCGAGCACGATCACGCTTGACGCCGGATCGTCCGAACTAGCGGACTTCTACAACGACACGCTCATCGTAATCACTGCGGGCACTGGCGCGGGACAGGCACGTTTCATCAGCGACTACGCTGTGACCACCAATGTGGCGACAGTGAATTCTAACTGGATCACCACACCCTCGACCGATAGCGTCTATTATATTATTCCGTTCGGTTCGATCCCCGGTGCGAGCGCGCCTACCGCTGCACAGGTGGCCGATGCTGTTCATGATGAGGCTCTGGCCGATCATCAAATTCAGGGCTCGGCTGGCGCGGCAGTCACAATGACTGCCTATCTTGGTCCGCAAGGGCCGGGTGTTTACCTTGACGATGGCGTGGCGAACACAGGGACGACGCTCGGTGACGATGGGACGCGCGAGAAACCTGTCAGTACGATTGCGGCGGCGACTACTATTGCATCGGGTCTTGGGGTCCAGTTAATCTATTTGGTCAACGATACCGTGACCACACTGGCTCAGACCTATGAGGGGTGGGTTTTTGTTGGTCTCGGTCTCAGTAATAAAATTACGCTGGGCTCGCAGGATGTAGACAATTCAGAGTTCTGTAATCTTATTCTGACCGGAACGCAGGGCGGCACTGGCCAACTGTACGCACATCACTGTTCGCTGACTGCGCTTGTTTCTGCTGAACTTATTGCAATGAGTTGCTGGCTAACCGGGAACAACACACTTCGCGCCGCGACCACTCACATATTCAAAGATTGTTGCAGTGCTGTAGCGGGAGATGCAACGCCTGATCTAACTTTCCCCGGCTCGGGAACGACGGAAGTGAATTTCCGTCATTATTCTGGTGGGCTAACGGTAAAAAGCGGAACTACTAATGACACTATATCTTTTGAGGGCAACGGCCAACTTATCGTTGATGCATCCTGTACTAGTCTTACTGTCCGGCCGCGCGGCAACTTCAAGCTTACGGACAACGGCACGACCACTGATATTGAATTAGAGGCTGTGCCCAACCTGACGAATATCAAAGCCGAGTTTGATACGGCATTAGCAGACATCAATTTAGATCATTTCATGAAAGTTGCGGTTACCGATAGCGACGTAGTAGACGATAGCGCTTTGGCCAAGCTGGCGGATGCCGGAGCTACGGCAGATTGGTCAAACTACCGCAACGAAGAAGATAGCCAACGGGCCATTAGTGAAAAGGTTGGTGCGATTGGCACCGTAACCGGCAGTGGTTTTCCTTATGCCGTCGATGGCGACAATACGCTCCGCGACACGATAGACAACGCTGCGGCCGTGGATAAGGGTGGCGGGTTGGTTGGCATCCCGGTCACCGGGCATGGTTTTGTTGCCGGTAAAGAAATCACGATTGCCGGGTCAACAAACTATAACAACGCTTACGCAATTGTCAGTCAGACCACGAACGAGGTCGTGATTACCGAGACCTATGCTGCCGAAACGTTTGGCGGTAGCGAAACAATTGTTTCGTCCATTGAAGGGGTCGTGTTTGTTGGCACTCAAACCCTGACATTTGCCGCGACCGAAGCTGAAGACGGCGCTACGCACGATATTCTGCACGATAATAACGTGATTGATATTGTGTACTCAATTTCCATTGACGGTGGGCAACGCGCCACTGACATCGAGCTTAAGGGCTTTGTAAATAGCGCCAATGACAACATTTTAGTTCAGGCTTTTGATTTTGCTGGCTCTGATTGGGAAACTCGCGGGACATTAGTTGGGCAGGGAGGATCGTCCAATAAGACGGTGGCCGTAAAGGCGTTGGCAAAACACACTGGGACGGGTGCAAATCTTGGCCAAATATACGTCCGATTAATTACCGAGGCCGGCTCGTCATCCCCGACGCTAAAGACAGACGAATTGTTCGTTGATGCCAGCGGGATCGGACAGTCTGTTGGTTATGCGTTAGGCAGAATATGGGCCAACACTCTCAGTGGTGTGGCAGGAACAGTGCCCTTCACGCACGGTGTAGGAGATAACCCCTCTTTGCTTTGGGCGGACGTGCTGACTTTATCGGCATCCGTAGGGCTTACCGATTTTCACATCATTAATGGGTCTACTATTCAACTCACTGGTAACAGCGACAATTTCTCACTGTTCGGGAATAACTGGACGCTTGATCTAAACGGTCAATCGGTGGACGGCGCACATTTTGAAGGCGCTACCGTAAGCGGCACTTTCACAGGCACACCTGAATTTGATGACTGCACCATTGGGTCTATTACTGGGCCGTCCGCTGATCTCCATGATTGCGGCCTAGATGGTACCATCACCGCCAACGCCGCGGGCAGTTGGGTAGCCCACCACTGCTACTCGGCCATTGCTGGTGCCACGACCCCGATCTTCGACTACGGCACAGACGCTGCGGTCAACTCCAATGTCACGCTTGGGGATTATCGAAACGGTATCGAATTCCGCAACCTGAACAATGCAGGCACGGATCTGCTTAGTCTGTCCGGCACGGGGCAGGTTATCTATGCGGCCTCGTGTAGCGGGACCGTTAACCAGCGTGGCGAATGGAAGGTCACAAACACGGGCGGTGTGACGATCACCGAGGACGATAACACGGCAAACATCGCGGGTATCCTGGCCGATACTGACAATATCCAGACGCGGCTCCCGGCGGCACTCGTTGGGGGGGCGATGGATTCAAACGTGAGTGCCTTGCAGGCCAATGTCATAACGGCAGCAGTAATCGCCGCAGCGGCTTTGAATGGCAAGGGCGATTGGAACATCGGTAAGACCGGGTACGCGCTGAGCGCGGCGGGCGTTGATGCGATCCTGGACGAGACTTACGAGGGCACCACAACGTTCCGCCAATTCCTGCGCCTCGCGGCGGCCCCGCTCTTCGGCATACTCGCCGGAGCGGCGACCACGACCGTGACCATCCGTGACGAGGCGGACAGCAAGGATCGGATCACGGCGACCGTTGACAGTTCCGGTAACCGCACGGCCGTCACCCTCGACAAGACGGCCTGATGTTTCCGCCGCGGTTTTTCCCAGACCGCATGTTTGCCAAGCGGTATTTCCCGGTCAGTTCGAGCGTGGTGCCAAGCATCTGGACGCCGACGACACCTGCCTCAAGTATCTGGACGCCCGAAGCCGAAGCCTCCGATGCCTGGACGCCCGAAAGCCCGGCCTCGACCATTTGGACATAGGTATAGAACATGGCGATCTCCTCCTACGGCGAGTTGAAAACCGCTGTGGCCAATTTTCTTACGCGCGCCGACCTGACAGCGCGCATCCCCGAGTTTATCGCGCTTGGCGAGGGGCGGCTGTTTACAGACCTGCGGTGCCGGGAGATCGAGGCGACAGCCAATATAGTCCTCACAGCGGCCCAACGTGCCGACCCGTTGCCTACGAGATTCGTGCAGGCACGCTCGCTTTATCTGGCTGGGTCGCCCAATGTCCGCCTCGAATACCGCAGCCCGGCCGAATACTGGTCGGTCTATGCGGACATTCCTACCGCACCTCCCGAGTATTACACCATCGAGCAGGAAGACTTCCTTTGGGGCCCGGTCCCGGACGCCACCCCGACGGTCACCGTGGCGCACTACGCCCGGCCCGCCGCCTTCTCGGCAGACGCGGACACCAACGCCATCATTGCGCGCTGGCCCAACTTCTACCTCTACACGGCGCTCCTCGAATCCGCGCCATTCCTGGGTAACGACCCGCGCATCGTTACCTGGGCAGGACTCTATGAGACCCTGCTGGAGAGCGTCCACGCGGCCGACAAGCGCGACCGTTACTCCGGTGACGTGATCGTGCCCGACCGGGACGCGCAACTGACATGAGTCTGACCGAGCGCCTGTCCAAGCTGAGCGATTACCCTCAGACACCCCCTCCTGCCGCCCTGGAGAAGCGCAGCCCGGGCCTGCACGCCCGCATGTTGGAGGTCTACCAGATACTCCAGCAGACCAGCCCGGACTGGCCGACCATCCCATTCGGGGATTGGATGCCCGATCTGCCGGACTTCGCCAACCCGGGAGCCACGGTGGCCAAGAACGTCATCCCGGCGGAGCGCAGTTATCGGCCCCTGGGGGCGCTTCAGGCGGCCACGGACGCACTTGCCGCAAGAGCTCTTGGCGCCGCCATCGGCCGGGATTCGGCTGGCAATCACTTCAATTATGCGGGCGATGTGTCCAAGCTTTACGAGGTGCGCGCCTCTGGTGTGACGGACAAGTCGAAGGGCGGGGGGTATTCTACGGGCTCGGGCGAGATCTGGGAGTTCGCCCTGTTCGGCAACCGTTTGATCGCGACCAATTACACCGACGCGGTACAGGGGATCGACGTGGGGGCCGCCGGGTTGTTTGCCGACCAATTCACCTCGACCCTGACTCCGAAGTTTCGGCACTTGGCGGTCGTGCGTGAGTTCCTGGTTGGTGGCAACAGCAATGACGCGACGGACGGCGTAGTGCCGCACCGCACTTGGTGGTCGGCCTACAAAGACCCCTTGGACATGGACCCCGACGCACAAACGCAGTGTGATTTCGAGGACCGCCCTGCGGCGGGCTGGGTGCAACGCATCGTGGGCGGGCTGGAGTATGGTTTGGTTTTCCAGCAGCGCGGTATCACGCGCATGAGCTATGCGGGCGGCGAGACTATCTTTCAGTTCGACTCCATCGACAGAAAACGCGGCACGCCCATTCCCAATTCCGTGATCGGCCACGGGCGAATGGTCTATTTTATTTCCGAGGAGGGTTTTTTCGTCACGGACGGCACCCAGAGCTATCCCATCGGGGCCAATCAGGTTGATAGAACCTTCTGGGGCCAGTTCGACATAAGCAACGCTCACTTGGTTTCCTCCGCCATCGACCCGCTGAACAAGCTGGTGGCCTGGGCCTTCCTAGGCGCGGGCGGCGTGCTCAAAATCTTCTTCTACGACTGGCAGGACCGGCGCTGGTCCGAGGCCGAGGTGGAGGTAGAAATACTGGTCAACGCCACCTCGGAAGCCTTTACCCTGGAGGAGCTCGACGCCGTGGCCCTCGATTCCGCGGCGGACACGACCATAAGCGTCAACGAGGCCGGCGGGCAGACGGTTATTTCCGTCACCAGCGAGTCAGGTTTCTCCGCCAACGATACGGTGCGCATCACGCTCAACGATGCGAGCATTCACCAGACGACCGTGGCGAGCGTGGCGGCTGGCGAGATTACCATAGACGATGCCCTGCCGAGCGCGGCGGACTCGGGCAATCGCTTCGTGCGCACCACCATTGACGTGCTCACGCCCTCCCTCGACAGCCCGCAGTGGCAGGGCGGTGGGTTGAACTTCGGCGCCTTCGACACGGCGCACAAGCTGGCCTATTTCGACGGGGCGAACTTGGCGGCCACCATCGAGACCGGCGAGGCGCAGCTTAACCCCGGCGGGCTGAGCAAATTGACCAAGCTGCGTCCGCTTATCGACGGCGGCACCATCACGGCACAGGTGGCGGGACGGGACCGCTTGATTGACGCCGTGGCGTTTGGCGGTTCTGGGGCTCTGGATGATATTGGCGAGATCGGGATTTTGGACGAGTCCCGTTACCACCGCATCCGCTGCTCCATTGCTGCGGGGGGAAGTTGGAACCACGCCCAGGGAGTCCAGGCGCAAGTGAGCCCCATGGGGTCGCGGTAAGTGCCCGTAACCAGCCCCCGGGCCAGCGCGCGGGACTTCCGCATCGCGCCGCCGGCCTTCTATGGCGATGTGGGCCGTGCGCTCGAAGAAGCAATCCCGGACCCGGAGGCCCGCCGCCCTCTGCGGAGCCTGTTCACACAGTTGATCGAGTGGCAGCGCCTCACGGTGGAAGTCGTGAACCGCGCCATGGACGGGAAGCTGAACGCGCGCGGCACGGTGACGCTCGATGCCAACCAGGCGACCACGACTCTTCTTGACCGGCGCATCGGACCCGACAGCGTGATCCTGCTCATGCCCACGACAGCGAATGCGGCCACTGAATTGGCCACGCTCTATCAAGATTACCCGAACACAACCCAGGGACAGGCGGTGCTCAACCATGCGAACAACGCCCAGACCGACCGCGATTTCGCCTATTTCCTCCTTGGGTAGCCTGCGCCAGGTGCCGCCGCTCGCGGTGCTGCACGAATGGCCCCGGGTGGCGCCCTTGATCCGCGAGGCACTTGAGAGAGGCGAGGGCTCCTACCTGGAGGCCGACGTGGCCATGGCCTGCATGGGCGGGCTCTGGGGGCTCTGGCTGGTGGAACGGGACGGGCAAGTGGCGGCGCTCTGCGTGAGCGAAATCATCAATTTCCCGCGCAAGAAAAAGTGCCTGCTGCGCTACCTGGCGGGCGACTGGGAAACGATTGAGGCGCATATCCCGGATATCGAGGCTTACGCCCGGGCACAAGGATGTCACATGCTCGAAGGCTACGCCCGCAGGGGCTGGGCGCGGCGCATGGGCGATTGGGAGCAACGCTACGTGATCTTACAGAAGGAGCTTGTGGATGCGTGAAACGTGGTTTTCCGCCGTGCGGCACAAGGCCGACACGGGCTCGGGTGCGGACCCCGGTTTCGGCGCCGGGCGATTTATGCAGGGCGGCTTTCCCGGGGCGGGAGAATTCCCCGGACAGACGCCGTTCGGCGGGTTTCCCCCTGCCTCGGGTTTGATGCCTTGGGATTATCAGGTGCCGACACCTGTCTTGCCGGCTACGCCCGCACCCGCTGCGGCCGTGGCGCAGGCATCTCCGGCGAGGACGCAGAGGCAGGTCCCCCAAATACCGTCCTGGGACCCGCGGAGCGCCGAGTGGCAGGCCTGGAACACAAACCAGAGGTAGGACTGAGCCATGATTCATAGTTCGGCAGCCCCTCGCGAGACTTCCTGGTTCGCCGCAGCCTGCCACAAGGGCGGCGGGGATACGAGCACGACCACGACCGAGCCCTGGGCGGCGCAGCAGGATTACCTCGAGCGCGGTTTCCGCGAGGCCGAGCAGAACGTCCTGGACCGTCCGCTCAGTTACTTCCCCGAATCCACGGTAGTTCCCTTCGCGCCCGAGTCCACGGCCGCCTTGGGGGCTCAGGGCAGTCGGGCATACCAGGGCTCTCCCCTGCTCGGTGGGGCCCAGGGCTATACCCAGGACGTGCTGAGCGGCCAATACCTCTCACCCGAGAGCAACCCGTTTCTAGGCGGTGTGGCGGATGCGGTGCTCTCCCAGGTGCAGCCTCAAGTCGCGGGGACTTTCGCGCGCGCCGGGCGCACGGGTGGATCTCCTTTGGCGGCGGAGGCCCTGGGCAGAGGCGTTTCCAGGGGCATAGCACCCTACCTGTTCGGCGAGTACGGACGTGAAAGAGGGGCCATGGAGGCTGCCGCCGGAAGGGCGCCGGGACTTGCGCGTGAGGATTATTTCGATATCGGGCAATTGGCCAGTGTGGGCGCGAGACGCGAGGCCAAGGCCGGGGAGAGCCTGTCGGAGTCTATCAACCGCTGGAACTTCGCCCAGGGCGAGCCAGCCAACCGCATCGGCCAGTATGCGGGGCTGGTCGGCGGGAATTACGGGGGGACGAGCACGCAGAGCACCAAGTCCTCGTCCGACCCTCTGATGCAAATGCTGGGCCTCGGTCTCATGGGGGCGGGAATGGTCGGGGGCTTTCCGACCGCAGGCGGCGGCAGCGTGGGCGCTTCCGCGTTGGGGAAATAGGTCATGCCGGAAATCATGCCACAGCAGGGCGGCTATCAGCTCGACCCCATGCTCCAGCAGTACATGCAGCAGCAACGCCAGATGCAGTTTTTCAACACGCTCAAGCAGTTGGGCCAGGGTTTCTTACGCTCGGCTGGTGGGCCTGCGGCCCGGTTCGCCGGGGCCTTCCCCCAGGGCCAGGGTGGCGGGGGTGGCATGCTCGACATGATCCGTCTCCAGGACATGCTGGAGCGGCAGCGTGACCGGCAGACTAAAAGAGAACGGGCGCGCAAGCAGGACTTCGCCCAGGACGCCCTGGCCGCAGGCGACCGCTACGACCCGGGCAATCAGATCCTCTGGGATCAGCCCCCGGCCGCGGGGCAGGAACAGCCCGCCGCGACCGAGCAACAGCGTCAGGGCCTTCTTGCCCAGGCTTATCCGGAGCCCTACGGCAAGGCGCAGATCGAGCGGGAGTTTCCCGCGCCCGTCGATTACTCCACGCCCACGACCGTTCTGGGCCCGGACGGTAAGCCCCAGTTGGTGCGCTTCCCCAAGAAGGGTACGGGAGCGCCGCGCCCAGTAGAGGGATATCAACCGTACAGTAAGCCCGGCGAAGCCCCAGCGCTGCTTCAATACGCGGACGCCTACAAAGCCGCCATGGCCAAGGAGGGTAAGCCGGTATCCGATGCGGTGGCCCTGCGCTGGGCGCGCACGTCGGTCAGCAAGAGCCCGGAGGAGGTCTGGGTCAGCGTCTATAACACGAACCGCCGCGCCTTCGAGGACGACGCCGCCGCACGCAAGATGGCCGACGAAATCAGCAAATATGTGGCAAGCTTTCAGACAGGAGGGCCACCGGCACAAGCAACCGCCCCAACTCCAAGCCCCAGCCTGCCCGGCGCGGCCGAGGCGGCCGTTCCCAGCGGGCCCGGCGTCCCGCAGCGCAAGCCAAACCTGGCGGGGCAAGTCCTTCCCATCGAGGACGAGACGGCGGTTGCCCTTGACCCGACCCTCAAGGCCCGCGTGGACGGCGGTGAGGAATTGAACGATGCCGAGCTGCAAAAGCTGAAAGCCGAGAACCCCGGTCAGTTCTGGGCGCTCTACGATTACGTGAAGTCCGCCCGATGACGCTGCTCGAGAGCATGGAGCGCATCGCCGGCGAGCCCGAGGGCGGTGGCATGCTGGCTGCCCTGGAGCGCGTGGCGGGTCCGGACCATATCCCCCGCCGTAAGCCGGAAATCCGCCGCCTGCAACCGGGCGAGTTCATGCAGAACCCGGACGGTAGCCGCTCCACCGAACTTTCCGTGACGGTCAACAATCCGGCCATCAACCAGGGCCGTCCGACCAACATCCCTACAATCTACAGCGTTGGCGGCCGGCCTCGGCGCGTACCTGAAGAACAGGCCATCGCGCACGCTTTGGGCACAGGCGAGAAGTTTCCCTCCTTCGACAGTATGGAACAGGCGGTTGCCGCCGCAGAGGCGCGCTCCGATGCCGGCGGGCGGTTTGCCGATGCCGGGCCGAGGACCTTGAGCGTCGAGCAGTTCGAGGCGGGCCTGCCGCCCCCGGTGCCAGAGGTCCCCAGCCTGACTCGTAGCGCCGTGCACGGAATCGCCCAGGGCGCGGCTGGTGGTATTGCGGCTTTCCCGGAGCAGTTCGGCATAGGCAACCAGGCCGGGCCACGGTGGATATACGAGCAGTTCGGCAAGATGGATCGTGGCGAGCGACCATCGTTGGGGATGCTGGCCGGCGACACGGCGCGCGTCGTCGAATACTTCCATGGCGATGAAGCCACCCGGCAGAGGCTCCGGCAAGACATAGGGGGCGAGATCAGACCCGTTGCCGAGGAACCTGCCTACCAATTAGGCCAGCGCATCCGCGAGAGCACCGCCGAGGCGTTCCCGGTCGCCCCCGAGCACGAGGGCCGCTTCCCCGTCGCGCTCGGGCGCGGCCTGGGCAGCACCGGAACCTTCTTGCTCACGGGCCTTGCCGGGCGTGTCCTGCGCCTGCCCGCGCTTGGCGTCGTGGCCGGGACCGGCGCGGTGGCAAACTCCGCGGAGGTGTTCCGGGACGCTATCGACCGGGGCGCGTCTTTCGAGGATGCCCATAAGGCAAGCAAGTTAGCCGGGCTGGTCGGCACCTCCGAGGCGGTGCCCATCGTGAAGCTCCTTGACCGCTTGGACGACGCCACGGGCGGGCAGATACGCCGGATAATTATCCGCGCGGGCCAGGGCGGGCTGGAGGAAGGAGCCCAGGAGCTATTCCAGTCGATCTCGGAAAACCTCATCGCTTCCGATCTGGTTGCTTACGATCCCGAGCGCCGCACCTTCCAGGGTACAGGCGAAGCGGCAGGCGTCGGCTTCACCGTGGGTGTGTTGTTTAATATGCTCGCCTCCATGCTGGGGGCCAAGATGCGCCGGGCGCCCTCCGCTAAAGACTCCGCTGCGGCCCCTGGGGAGCCCGCACAGGCCGATCTCGCTCCCGGCGTGGCGCAGGTGGGGGTCGGCGCGGCATTGCAGCAGCGGCGCCAGGAAGCGGCCCCACCCACAGAACCCACCACGCCACAACCAGAAGCCAGGCCAGAAGATGTCCTAGAGCTGACAGAGCGCGCAGAGCCCAAAGACCCAGTGGAAGAAATACTGGAATTAACGCGGCGAGCGCCACGGGCTCCCGTAGAAGCTCCAGCAGCGCGTCCAGAAGGGGTTTCTCAGGAAGCGGCTCCACAGGCCGAGGTTAGCACCGCCAGGCCCGATGAGCCAGTCATGGTGCGGCCCGAGCCGGCCGAGCGCTTCCCGGGCAAGAAGATCCCGCGCAAGCGCCCCGTGCGGACCAAGCCCCTCACCCTGGCCGAGTTCATCGCCGCCGAGGGCGGCATGCAGGACGTGACCGGCGAGCTCAAGGCCATGGACGCGCAGCTTTGGCATCGCGGCAAGCCCTTCCGCGGGCGTCTGGTGCGGGACGACGGCAAATCCCCCGCTGAGATGGCTGCGATTCTCACCGAGGCCAAATACCTGCCCGAGAACGAGGTGGGACGGGGCTCAGCGACGGCGAACGAGCTCTACGAGGCGCTGAGCGAGGAACTGGCCGGGCGCAACGTCTATTCCGAGTTCGACCGCTCGGAAGTAGAGCGGCGCGCCGAGCAGGACCAGGCCGAAAGCCAGCGGGACGAGGCTGAATACCGCCGTGAAGCCCTGCGGGATCAGGCGCGGGAGGCGGGCATTCCAGAGCAGGCAATCGAGCGCCTGGACGATACGGCGCTCTCCAACGCGGTGGCCTACGAGATCGAGGCGCGCTCGACGCCGGAAACGGCTGACAGGGACGCCGAAATAGTAGAGACTGAGGCCGACCGCCTGATAGAGGAGGCTCGCGATGCCTTCGCAGACTATGAATGGAACGACCCTGGGGACCTCCCCGTCCGAGCCCTTGGCGCGCTCCCGGAGGCGCCTGGCCTACCTGGAGGCGAAGCTGCAAGATCCGAACCTGGCCCCGCCGCTGCGCGAGAAGGTGAAGGCCGCCCGGAATATGCAGGCCCGCGCGGTGCGGATCAGGCAGAAGTTGAGCAAGTAACCTCTGGAAGCCCTGAATACGAAGCCGCCTATCAGGCGAGCACCGCCGCCAGCAAGAAATTCCGCAAGTTTGAAGAAGCCTATCGCACCCGGATGGCCAGCGATGAGGAATTCCTGGCCGCGAGGGCAGAGCACGAGGTTGCGCAAAAGAAATTCGATGAGGCGTTTGCTGCCGAGCAAAAGAGGAAGCCCGCCACCGAGGCGGCCGGCCCGAAGAAATCCCTGTTTGCCAGCCGATCCGTCGCCAACGCAGCCGATATCGTCGACTGGGCGCGGGAGCAGGGATTTAAGACCACACTCGCCCCTGATGACATGCACGTCACGATTGCCCATTCCAGCGCCGCAGTGGCGTGGGGCGCGGCGGGCAAGGCCACGCCAGCAGAGCGCGTCGAGGGTGGCAAGCGCACAATCGAGGCTCTCGGCGACAACGGCGCGGTGGTGTTGCGATTCGACTCCCCAGCATTGCAAACGCGCTGGCAGCAATACCGTGATGCTGGGGCGTCATGGGACTTTCAAGGGTACAAGCCGCACATCACAATCACTTACGAGGGCGGCGATGTTGACCTATCAAAGGTCGAGCCCTACGCCGGGCCAATCCTTCTCAGTTCGGAACGGCAAGAACCAGTCGACGAGGACGCGGTTTCCAAGGTCGATGAAGTGCCGACTGGGGCGGCCGCAACGCCCTCCACCGAAACCACCCCCCAGGGCCTCCAGGCCGTCATCCCCGGTGCCGAGCGGATCGGCAACCGCGCTCTGATTGAACGGCGCATGGATGATGTTCTGCGCGCGGAGGCCGAGCAGAAGCCTGCTGACGAGGGCCTGTTCGACGTGGCGGGCCGTGGGCAAGCGGACTTGGTGGAGCAGGCGAAGGCACCCAAGCCAGCGCCGAAACAGGGCAATCTGAAGGCCGCTGCCAAGCTGCGTAAGACCGCCGACGGTTTGCAAAAGCAGATCGACGCCAAGAGGAATCCCGGCATCGCCGATCAGAACTTCACGCCCCGGCGGGCACGCATCGCGGAGGGCATGCGCCGGGATGCGGATCGTATTGAAGAAATCCAGACCCAGCTTCGCACTCTGGCCGATCTGCAAGAGCGCGGCGAAGCGCCCACCCTTCTGGCGAAGATCACCAGCAAGGCTCAGATCGAAAGCCTACGTTGGCGAGATTTTCCGACAGAGGCTTACGACACGGGCGGGCCTGCGCGATTGAAGAAGGCCGGCATCACGACCGGAAACTTCGATAAGGCCAAGCAGGCGCTTGAGCAGCTTTCCGCCGATGTTGTGGAACAGCAGCGGACGGAACGAAAGCAGGGGCGCCTCAAGCAGCGCATCCAAGAGATCGAATACGGCCGCGGCATCAAGGACTTCTTCCAGACGCCCGAGGCCGTCGCCCAGCGCATGGTGGAGATGGCCGACATTCAGCCGGGTATGGAGGTCTTGGAGCCCTCGGCCGGTGCCGGCGCGATCGCGCGGCAGATCAGGGAAGCGGCTCCCGATGCTAATCTCACGACGGTCGAGGCGGCCCCGAAGTTGGCAGAGATACTGCGTGAGCAGGATTTCGAGGTACGCCAGGAGGACTTTCTGGAAAGAGGCGGGGCCTACGACCGGATCATCATGAACCCGCCCTTTTCGAAGGGCCAAGACGTGGCCCATGTCCGCCATGCCTACGAGATGCTGGGCCCCGGCGGGCGACTCGTCAGCATTATGAGCCCGCACGGGTTTTTTGCGAACGACAAGAAATCCCAGGACTTCCGAGCGTGGCTCGAGGAGCGCCAGGTTACGCTTGACGATGTTGAGGGCTTGGAAAGCGGCACCTTCGAGCAGACGGGTGTCTCTTCCAAGCTGGTCGTCATCGACAAGCCCGATCCCGTTACCGAGATGCACGCCGGCGTTCACCTGCCCTCCCTGCAACGCTTCTGGGCGCCGGCCGCAGACCGCATCATCGACTCCCTCGCCGAGGGCAAGTACAGCCCCTTCGCGCGCTACCTGAAGGGCTATCCCTTCAAGGATCCAACCATGGGGGGCCTGCCGGAGCGTGCCGAGTACCTGGGCAAGCGCGGCGTCACGCAAGGGACCATATACCGCACGAACCGGGCGGCCGGGCGGCTCAACGATGCCTTGCGCAAGGCCCCCGAGGCCGACCAGCGCGCCGCTCTCGACTATCTGACGACCGAGGGTGCGGACCCCAAGACTCTGCCGCCCAGTGTCAGGGGCGCGGCGGTGGCGGCCAAGTCTTCGATCAAGAAGCTGGGCAAGCAACTGGTGCGCAGTGGGCAACTCTCCCCGGAAGCCTACGAGCGCCACGCGGACGCCTACCTGCCGCGGGTCTATCTCAAGCACCTCATGGAGCGCACGGGCTTCGGGGCGGGGCTGAAGATCAGCGATCAGGGCTATCTCAAGGAACGCACCGACCTGCCGGCGGAATACCGCGATCTCTACCTGGGCGAGATCAAGGACGTGGGATTCCTGGTCACCAAGGCGCTCAGCCAGCCCGCGCGGGATCTGGCCATGATCGACTTCCTGCGGGACGTGTCGCGGAACCCGAACTGGGTACTGCAGGAGAGTCTTGTCGAGTGGACGGCGCCGGGCATGACCAAGCCCAGGAAAGTGACGCCCTACTGGCTCAAGGCGGAGGCCGATTTTCTACGCAGGCGGGCCGCGGCCATGCCGGACCTCGAGCAGCGTGCGCGTGCCCGGGAGATCGCGGACCAGATGAGCGAGACGGCGGAGGCCGGCCTGGGCCTGTTCCGCGAGGCCCACGGGCGCATCCCGAAGGACTACCGCGAGATGCCTGACAACCCCCGCTACGGCGATCTCAGGGGCTTGGTCGTTCGCCGGGAGGTCCATGACGACATCGTGGGCGCCGGCGGCATGTGGGTTGGAGAAAAAGGGGCCTACGACAAAACCTTCGACAAGCTCGCCAGCTTCAACGCTTGGTGGAAGATGATGAAGGTGCCCTTCAATCCGCCGACGCAAATCCGAAATTTCGTCTCCAACGGTGTGCTGCTGGATGTCTCGGGTGTGCCCTTCCAGAAATTGCCCATCCTTTACGCTCGCGCCTTCAACCAGATCAGGAAGAACGGCAAGCACTACCGCATCGCGGTCAAGCACGGCATCCCGGCCTCGACGTTTACGGCGGCGGAACTGTACCGCATCAAGCCCGATATCTTGCGGGTCAAGGGAGAGAAGGGCGGGGTGGCTGGCAGGCTCTACCGCATGGCCGAGCCCCTGGCGCGGATCGCCAAGGCCCCGGGCGACCTCTACCAGTTCTCCGAGACCTGGGGAAAGACGGTCAAGATCATCGACGCCATGGAGCGCGAGGGGATGAGCGAGGAGCAGGCCGTGGCTGCGGCGCAAGAAGCCCTGTTCGACTATTCGCTGGTGCCCTCTCTCGTCAAAGCACTAAGGACCCGGCCCATCGGAGCGCCGTTCATCACGTTTTATTACAAGGCATTTCCGGCCGTGATGAAGGGCGCCATCCGCCATCCAGGCAAGATGGCCAAGTACTACATCCTGCCCTACGTGCTCGGGGACATGCTGGTGGCGTCTCTCAGGGACGTGGACGAGGAGGACGTGGACAAGCTGCGCAAGGCCCTGCCCCAGTGGTTGCAGGACCAGGGGCACGTCTACCTCTTTCCCTACAAGGACGAATCCGGCCGCTGGGCTTTCGTGAACTATGGCTATTTCCTCCCGTGGGCGTTGCACGAGCGCACCATGCGCAATGCCATGGAAGTGGCCACAGGGGAGTACGAGGGTTCGGTCAACGATCTTATGTCCGAGGTGGGTATCCTGGGCGGGCCGGTGCCGCAGATCATCTCTGCGCTAATGACGGGCGTCGATCCCTGGACGGGCCGGGAGATTGTCAAGGACACCGATCCGCCGCGCGAGCAGATTTACAAACTCATGATGTACGCTTGGCGCATGATGGGGCCGTCGTGGCTCACGGACCAGGGCGTTCTCGGCCACATGCAGCGCTCGATCGAGGGCACGCCCAACTACTACGGCGATGCGCCGCTCTCGCCCGCGCAGGCCGCCGGCCGGGCCGTGGGCGTCAACATCTACCCGACCGATCCGGTACAGAGCCGACAGCGCAACATCCGGCGCAAGGCTTTCGAGATCGAGCGGACTAGGCGTGATGCCAAACGGACCCTGCGCAACAAGGCGCTCACGCCGGAACGCCGCGGGGATCTGCGCAAGCAGTACCGAGCCCAAATTGACCGTCTGAGAGAAGACCTGAAGCGCTACCGCGCGGTAAGCCAGGTCCATCCCAACCTGAGGTAATCGAAGCGACCACCACCATCTCCAGCCCGCATTCCTGGCGGGCTTTTTTCATGGGAGCGCCCAGCCAATCGCAGAAATCAACGATTTCAATATCGTGGACTCTTCCAACACCACAGAAATGCCTGAAGGCCAGGCCCCCAGCACGGTCAACGACGGCGTTCGTGCGATTCAGGGCACTCTTGCCCGCTGGCACAAAGACAACAACGGCTCGCTGGTCTCGACCGGCTCGGTCAATGTCTTCGCCCTGGCGGCCAATCGGACCATCTCGGCCTACTACGACGGACTTACTTTCACCTTCGAGGCGGCAACGGCCAATACGTCAACGGCAACCATGAACGTTGATGCCGTGGGCGCTCAGGCTATCGTCTGGCCGGACGGAACGGCGCTCAGGTCCGGCGACATTCCGGCCGAGGCCAAGGTGACGATTCGCTATGACCTGGGGAATACGCGCTGGCTGTTGTGTACGGTATCGGCGGCGGCTGCGAGCGAAACAGTACATGGGATGGCCGAACTCGCGACCCAAGCGGAAACCGACGCAGGCACCGATGATGCGCGGATCGTCACACCGTTGAAACTTGCAACTGCTGCCCCAATGCCGCGCGGCTACTTGTCCGGGCTCACGCTCTCGAACGATGCCGACGCAACCAATGATATCAATGTGACGGCAGGCGCGGCGCGTAACGCGGACAACGACGGCGGCCTCATTCTGGCGAGCGAGCAGACCAAGCAGATAGATGCTTCCTGGGCGACCGGAGACGATGCTGGCGGCCTTTCCTCGTCACTTACTTTAACCAACGACACCTGGTATCACGTTATCCTCGGTCTAGTATCCGGCACCGTGGAAGTCGGTTTCGACACAAGCGTTACGGGCGCAACCCTCGTCTCCGATCACTCCTTCTCCAACACCCGCCGCATTGGTTCGGTTCGGCGTGGCACCGCAGCGAACGTGGCTTTCCTACAGCAAGGCGATCACTTCTTCTGGGACAGCCCGCCGCTTGACGTGAGCGTGACCAACCAAGGAACCAGCGCCGTCCCTCGCACGATGACCATACCGCCTGGCATCAAGATCGTCGGCATCTTCGCGCTCTTTGGCGATCACGCATCAAGCAACCCAGGCATCTACGTGCGCTCGCCCGACGTGAGCGATCTCACGCCAAACATCACGGCTTCGCCGGGAGTGACGTTGCGCGTGCAGGGCAGCGGCGTGGAGGATACGGTTCAAGCTATGGTCCTGACGGACACCTCGTCGCAGATCGAGACGCGCTCCACCCTGACCTCGACCATCCTACGTATCGCCACGATCGGCTATATCGACCGGAGAGGAAGGGACGACTGATGACCAAGCAATGCGCGTTCGACACGGCTACGGGCCTCTTTGTGGCTGGCGTCAGTCAGGGCGACCCGCGCGACGATCCGGCGAACCAGGCCCTGATCGAACTACCTGATTACCCCGACCGCCGAACCGAGCGTTGGGATGGTGCGGACGGGATTCGCCCTGCCACGGCGCAGGAGATCGCCGATTACGACGAGGCGGAAGCCCAGAGCGCGGCGGTGGCCGATATCGACGGCCTCAAGGCGCTCAAGGCCCTGGCCGTCGAGACGCTGATCGAGATCAACGCCCTGCGCAGCAACGCGGGGATGGGCAACGTCGCGCCGGCCGATTGGCGGCAGCGCCTGATCGACCGTTACAAAGGATTCTAGATATGCCCCCTTTTCCCCCAGCCGCTTTCGGGCGGCTTTTTTCATCGCCGCCTTCGGGGCGGCGTTTTTCCTGGCCTCGGGGGCCCTAGCCGAACCGACCTGTGACAAACGGGGCAAGATGCTGGCTTTTCTAGCCAAGAAGTACAAGGAAAGCCCCGTCGCGGCCGGCGTGACGAATACGGGCGGCTTGGTCGAGGTTCTGACCGACGGCAAGGGCGGCACCTGGACCATCATCGTCACCACGCCGCAGGGCATGAGCTGCCTGGTCGCCGCCGGCGAGGGCTGGCGCAACATGGAGCGAATCGCCACCGAGCCCGAGGCGTGACGTGAGCCGCTCGCTGCTGCATTACGGCGAGAAGGTTAAGGAGGACGAGTTCTGCCGCCGGCTCGCGGCGCTGCGCCGCCGCAAGTGGGACGCGGCGGTCCGGGAAGGCGGCTTCTGGGGCGGCGATCCCTGGACACAAAAGAGCCTCGCCCGGCGCATCGGTGTCCACGCGGTCACGCTGTCGCTCTGGGAGTCGGGCTCGCGCCGGCCCGGGGCGTTCGTCCTCTTCGAGCGCTGGGCCAAGGCGCTCGGCGGCGAGTTCAGTGTCGAGCTCAAGACGCCAGAGGTTCCATGACGGACTGGCGCACCAGCGACGTCTACCGCTGCCCGGCCGGGCGGGCGTGGCGCGTGCTCGCCGCCGGGCCCTCGGCCTCCTGCCTCGGCCGCCAGGAGTCCGGCCCCACGGTGGCGCTCCTCTCGGCCGAGTTGGACTACCTGGTGGTGAAGCGGACCGACGACCCGGATTTGCAAAAACTGGAGCGGATAGATGGGTGACAAAGACACGGAGAAGCGGCTCCGCGATGTCGAGGAATTCATTGCCCAGGTGAAGGGCGGGCGCAGGCTGTTCCTCTGGATTTGCAGCGCGGCAGGGGCACTGCTCGGTTTGCTGGCAATCTTCTGGGACAAGCTGTTCGGAGGCGGGGGGTGATTGATCTTCTCACGGAAGACCTGAAGCGAGACGAGGGGTTTGTCTCCCACGCCTACCAGGACAGCGAGGGCTACTGGACTATCGGATATGGTCGATTGATCGACGAACGGCTTAGAGGCGGGATTGGCGATGACGAAGCCGAATATCTGCTTGAGAATGATATCCGCCAATCCATGACCGACCTTGATTACGCCCTGACGTGGTGGCGTGCCCTTCCAGAGCCCTCACAGCGCGGCCTGGTCAATATGTGCTTCAACCTGGGGCTACCCCGCCTCTTGAGCTTCAAGAAGATGCTGGCCGCCTTGGAGGCCGGTGACAGGGGCAAGGCTGCCATGGAGTGCCTAGATTCTAAATGGTCTCGGCAGGTAGGCGAGCGGTTGCGGCGTATCGCTGCGTTGTATCGAAACGACTGAAGGAGTAAACTGATGATTACCAAACTTATCAACCGCCTGAAGGAGCCGAGCACCTATGCGGGACTGTCCGGCATGGCACTTCTAGGGCTGGGCTGGACTCCGGACGAATTCAAGGTCTGGATTGGGGCCGTGGCTGGGCTGTTTGCCTTCCTGTCCATTATTTTGAAAGAGATTGGAGCGGAAGCATGAAGAAACATGGCGGGACTGGTCCTCATGGACGGGTGGTTGACTACCTGAAATGCTACTTGTCTTCGTCTAGGATCGCATCAATGAGGTTATCTTGAATCACCAGCTTGATAATTCGAGTTACCAGAATTGCTACGGTTACCTTACGTCTGTGGGCCTCAGCATAAAAGACACTGGCGCACTGCCGGCGGCAGGCGCCCCGCTAGTTCGCTCGTGTAGAACGCTTTGCGACTCTTATATGGCAGATTCATTGTTACCTCACTTAAGTTGCTGCGGGCCGGACGCTACCCCGGCTATTGCCCGTAACGTGGGCAAATCGGGCGAGCTGGGAACCCCCACTCCACCGCCATGCGGTTCTCCGCAAGCGAGCGTGGCAGCTTTCCACGCCTCCGCAGCACCGCATTGTAACACAGAGGAAAGCCTATGACCATCTGGAAACCCATCATCCTGCTGCTGTTCCTGGGGGCCTGCACGCCCAGCCAACTCTACACGACATTCGAGGAAGCTGGTGCGGCCGGGAAAGCCTATGTGAACGAGCAGATCATGGTCCGGCAGGATTACCGCGGAAAGAAACGTGTGGCGGTGGACGCCGAATACCGGGCTGAGATGCGTTCCGCCGATGAAGCCGAGCGAGCCGGGAAAATGGAGAAAGCCAAGGAGCATTGGGCCGCCGCCCGCGCGGTTATCGACCAGAACATGCCGGACTTGAAGGCGGCGAAGGAAAAGCTCAAGGACTTCTTCGAACCGGCCAAGACCGACCCGAGCATCAAGCCCGCCGAATGAAATCCCGCTATCCTCTGGGTGATTTGGCCTGGCTTTCGGCGCTGGTGTACGAGCCTTGGCCAGAGGTAGAGCGTGAACTTAAACCCCGGGATATAAAGCTTGTCGCCACCCTGGACCACCGGGGCACACAAGCCATGCTGGTAAAAGCCCCGGCTTGGCAGGCCATTGTCTTTCGAGGTACGGAAGCATCAAAGGGCAGCATCATCGATCTATTCAGGAATCTGGCCCGCCCCTGGCCGGTTCCCTGGATGGGTCCGGGCAAGTGCCACGCCGGGTATCGGGATGCGCTGGCAGCCATTGCCTTCGAAGCCGGGGAGATGGCCAAGAAAGTACCTTCTAAGATTCCCCTCTATGTCGCCGGCCATTCCATGGGAGCCGCGCTGGCGACCCTCTATGCGGCTTGGTATGCCCACGCTTATCCGAAATGGAAACTCGCCGCTTTAGTCAG